ATACAACTATGCCAAGACTATCTCTTTATCGCCCCGAAAAAGGTAATGACTTCCGAATGATTGATCGTGTTATTAACGAACAATTTCAAGTAGGCGGAACCGACATTATTATACACAAATATCTAGGACCGCAAGATCCAATAGAGGGAGAAGCTACTCCTTCTACACCTGTAAACAGCAATGCAGTTCCTGAATTAGGAATTCAAGACGTATTGTTTATGGAGAATAGAGATAGAAAATACGAAAAAGATGTTTATGTTGCTCGTGGAATATACACCATGCAAGATGTAGATTTTAATCTGCAACAGTTCGGATTCTTTTTAACTAACGACAATGTTATGATTACCTTTCATCTGCGCTCTACGCACGAGTTGTTGGGTAGAAAGATAATGGCAGGCGACGTATTTGAGCTTCCCCACCTAAAGGATGAGTATGCGCTAGGTGATGATATGGTTGCACTAAAGAGATTCTATGTTGTTACCGATGTTACTCGACCTGCAACAGGATACAGTCAAACTTGGTATCCTCATTTACTACGTGCTAAGTGCGAACCGTTAGTAGACAGTCAAGAATATGCAGACATCCTTAATCAAGATGCAGGAGATGGCGAAAATACACTTAAAGATATTTTATCTACCTACAATCAAAGTATTGCTATTAATAATCAAATCATTGCTCAAGCAGAAGAAGATGCGGGTCTCAGCGGCTACGATACTCAACAATTTTATATTTTGCCTTTAAAAGAAGATCAACAGACACTTGACATACGTGACACTACTGACACAGATGTTGATGCTAGTTACGAAGGCAATGCAGCTGATGCAAGTTCCATATTTGTTACACCAGATAAAGATGTATATATTTCAGCATATCAAGGAGACGGAGTTCCACCTAATGGCGCTCCTTACAGTTTTGGAATTGAATATCCTATCAATCCAGGTATAGGTACCTATCATCTACGTACTGACTACCTACCAAATAGACTGTTTAGATTTAACGGAAAAAGTTGGGTCTATATTGAAAGTAACGTTAGAATGACTATGACTAATAAGCCAGTAGATAGTTTACCTGCTGCTGATGCATTGACAAGACATACTCAACTTGGTAGTTTTATCAACAATAACAACACTGCAACTATTGCTGGAAAAGTTATTGAAGAACGTCAAAGTTTAAGTAAGGCATTAAAGAAAAGACAAACACCGGAGGCAGATCTATGATAGAAAATTATATGGATGATTTTCAAAATTATAAAAGATTTACATCAAAGTGTATGTGTGGATGTACTGCACATTGTGGGCACAGTTGTCAAGATTGCGAATATTGCCCCGATTGCGAATGTAGTGCCTGCAGAGAAATAGATAAGAATAGAGGGTACAATTAATGGAACATTTTTATGACGGGCAAATACGTAGATATTTGACTCAGTTCATGAGGTTGATGAGCAACTTCAGTTATAAAGACGGGCGAGGAAATGTCATTCAGGTGCCGGTAAGATATGGAGATATGTCTAGACAGGTTGCAAGTACTTTGAATAAGAACAGTGAAAACATGCTGAACTCTGCACCGTTTATTGCCTGCTATATTAAAAGTTTAGACTTAGCTAGAGATAGATTACAAGATCCTACTTTTGTAGGTAAGATGCACATTAGAGAACGTCAGTACGGTTACATTGATGAAAATCCGAACAGTCCCACATTTGGTCAAACAATAGAAGATTACGCTAACGTGCAGGGCGAGAATTATACAGTTGAAAGACTAATGCCCACTCCGTTTAACATCCAGTTTACGGCTGATATTTGGTCGTCTAATACTGATCAAAAGTTACAAATATTAGAACAAATCTTAGTGTTGTTTAGACCTGCTATGGAAATACAAACAACATCTAACTATATTGATTGGACTAGTTTGAGCTATGTAGAACTAACAGGCACCAATTGGTCTAGTAGAACAATTCCAGTCGGCACAGAGAATCCTATTGATATCTCTACTCTAACATTTTTAACACCTATATGGCTCAGCCCTCCTGCAAAAATTAAAAAATTAGGAATTATTACAAAGATCATTGCAAATATTTTTGCAGAAGAACAAGGTAGTAGTGCATTAGGTCCTGAGTTTAGCTTTAGTAATCCGGTGTCTGCTGTAACTATCACACCAGGTAATTTTTCAGTATTGTTAACTAACAACACAGCAAAACTTATGGCCGCTTCTGAGAACTTAATTGATAATGAATTAGAACAATATCCTGTTAAAGGTGGAAATAAGATCAACTGGAATACATTGTTAGACCTTTATCCAGGCAAGTTTAGATCAGGGTTGAGTCATATTGAACTTACTAAACCTGATGGCGGTAAAATTGTCGGGTATCTAAGTCTAAATCCGTTTGACGAAACTGAAGCTGAATTGCTAAATGTTCAATTTGACGGAGAGACTTTGTTAAACACTGCAATTCCAGATCTAACTAACTCTGCAAGTCGTGGCACTATCAATGCTATTGTAAATCCGTTAACATTCAATCCTGGTACTCCTAGCTTAGATGCTAGATATTTGATATTAGAAGATATTACTGCAACAGAAGAAGACGGACCTATAGCATGGTTAAACGGCGACGGCACAGGGTTCACAGCAACAGCAAATGATATTATTCAATGGGACGGGAACAAGTGGAACGTTATATTCGATTCTGCAAGTGTTGCAGACATCACTTATATAACTAACTCATATACAGGAATACAATACAAGTGGGACGGTGACCAGTGGTCTAAGAGTGTAGACGGTATGTATTACCCTAAAGAGTGGCGCTTAGTTTTATGACAGACATTATATGCAGTGGTGGTTTATTTTTCGCTAAAGACACAAAAAGATTCCTGTTTTTGCTTCGAAATCAAGGCAGAACTGCCGGAACTTGGGGTATTGTTGGCGGTAAAAAAGAGCCCGAAGATGTCACTGCATATGCTGCATTAGAACGAGAAATTAAAGAAGAAGTTGGAACAACTCCTAAAATTAGAAAAGTTGTTCCTTTAGAACTTTTTACTAGCGAAGATCAACGATTTTATTTCAACACCTATATGCTAGTCGTTGACAAAGAATTTATTCCTGTGCTAAATGAAGAACATGTTGGGTATGCATGGTGTGCGTTAAATCAGTGGCCGAAACCTTTGCACCAAGGTGTTAAGCGTAGCTTATCTAACAAGACTAATAGAACTAAAATAGAGCTACTAGTAGATATTATTGTCTAATTACCAAGGCTTGTTTAACACAACAATAGACGGTTCTTTTTGTTGTGTAATTTGACTTTCTAAACCAGTTTTATATTCATTTAACATTTCTTCACCCATTGCCGATTCTACCCAAGCTTCGACAACATCATGTGTTAATGAATTATAGTTTTTAAAAGTTTCCGGATCAGGTTCAGGAATACCAACTGAGCCAAAAACTTGAGCTCCGTGCCCTTCTCCATCTGTTGCAGACAAGATAAACTCCACATTATACACAACATTTAACATGCCGTTTAATGTAGGGTGTGCAGCGAATCTAGGAAATTCCCAAGTATATGTAATCATAATAATATTTATCTCCAATGCGGTCCTTCGTACCATCCTGCTAAACTATGCCTTACTCCACTAATTAATGGAGTAACTTCATGGAAGATAATACTAGGAAATACGCAAACTGTTCCTCTAGCACGAAGATTTTCCGAGTTAGGATAATGCCCAACATCTAAAAACTTCAAATCGCCGCCTTCGTAAGTATCGGGGTCGCTAAGTTGTACAGTTACACTTAACTTTCTTTGTGTAGGTAACGGTGCTAAAAATACATCCTGATGTCGTTTGTAAAAACTCTGTTCTTCACCAGTGTAGGTAGCAAACTGTATTGCAGGTAAAAATTTATAATCTACCTGGAACCATTCGTTGTTAATTTGATCAACTACTTTGTCTAGTTCGTTAAACAAATACGACCATGTAGGATTTCTTACTATCCCGCGAATTGAGCTTCTACGCCACTCGTTATTGACTCTATCACTAGAAGGCCCTAATTTTGCTTCTTGTTCTGGCAAAATTAAGGCCTCTTGAATTATTCTATCACATTGTTCCGGGGTAAAGTAGCTTTTAATATAAGCCCATTCGCCGATCATGGATTATTAGGATCGGGTGTTTGAGTTTGTTTAGCGGCTGCTTCTGCAATTACACCAGCTACTGTAGTGCTAGTTGATCCTACAAAAGAAATTGTAGTAACATTTGGCATTAAGTCTCGCTCAATTACAGAAACTGCAACTGTATTCTTAACCCAATCAATGATGTCTTGTTTAGACACATTGTCAATTGACACAAAGTCTTCTGGTGAAACATTAGGATCAAGCTCAACAACTCCTATCTGGTACTTAGAATTTCCTTCGCCGTCATCTGCTGTACATTTCCATGTGACACGAAATACCACGTTTTCATTTCCGTTGTGAGAACTTATTAAATCTACGTTCTCGATATCCCAGGTGTAAGTTGTTGCCATTATTTTCTCCGCTTGCTAAACTAGTATTTATTCTTTCCCAGGTCCCATTGCACCCTGGCCACTAGCTTGTTGCATTTCCTGTACTTGCGGCCCGGCTTGTTGTCGAATTGAGTCAACAACAGCAAAGCATTGTTCATACGGTAGTTTGCCTAAACCCGCCATGATGGTGTTTAGTTCGTTCATATCTAAAGTTAAATTAATCTTGTTCATAAAAGCTCCGTTAAGGTATATTATTTATATACCAATATAATCTATTAATATTTTCTGAGTTTAAGGTGCTAAAGACGGTTCAGCAATAGATGCTGCTCCTTTGCCTGGTGCCCACGGCAATTCTGGTTGAGAAATTGTAACACTGTTTATTTTATCTTGTATTCTTGCGTTAACATGTTGTTCGTAGTCGCCCACTACTACTGATTTAATCCAATTTAACACAGTTTCTTCAGTTAGATCTTCAAAAGCAATAAACTCTCCTGCCGGTACATTGGCTGCAGAAAACGGAGTTGCACCATCAAATGTTCCAGAATTTCCGTTTTCATCAGTGCCTGTTTTCTTCCAATAGGTCTGTACTACTGCATTGAGATTTTCACCTTCAGTTTTAGTTCTAAGAGAAGTAATTTGCCATGTGTATGTGACTGCCATGATTAATCCTCCACTGCATCGCTATAGTAATTCAAAGTTTTTAAGAAATCGTATGCTTGTTCTATAACAGTTTTGGTAGAATTCATATCAATAGTCATCCAAAAATTGGTTTCTGATTTTGTTTCAACCCTCATGTCTGCAGGAACATCAGTAGGATAAACTCCGATATGTGCAATTGGTAATTTTCCTGCATCTCTAGCAGCTTTGTTATAAAATACCTGCACACAGACTCTACCATAGTAGCCTTTTTTCCATTGCCAATCTGGTGCATTAGAAGGTCTTACTCCTCCAGGATCGGGCTTGTCAGTAGGAATCTTGTGTGTAATAACTTCGCTAATCACATGGTAAGCATCATCTGCTTCGATTCCATTAGCTAATTCATACCTTTTAATTAGTGCCATTTTTTATTATTTCCTTGAGTTCATCAATTTCAGCTTTTAGATCTTTAATCGCCTGAATTAAGAACGGCGTAATCTTGTCGTATTTAACAGTTAGATAACTCTCGATGTGAGAATCTTTGCCAGCACATCTTCCTGCTTTGTTTTCAGCTACAGCAATCGGTAAAATTTCCTGTACTTCTTGTGCAATCAGTGCAGTTTCAGGCTGGCCTTCGTAAAATCCGTCATTGACTTTGGTTGCCAATTCGTTCCATTCGAAACTAGATGGTACTAGTCTGTCAACTAACGCCAATCCAGAGCCCTTTTCTAAAGGCTTAATGTTCTGCTTTAGTCTACGATCGGACCAGTAAGCTGTTACTTCACCTCTTGCATATAAGTTATTACCACTGTGATAAATTCGCCAGCCGTTACCAGAACGGTGAATACCACCGTCACCGTCGTTCATCATCAGCGTAGAACCTGTGGCAAAGTAGATTCCGTGCCAGCCGTTCCTAGATCCGTCCATTCTCCAAGAACCGTAGTCACCGTTGTTTGGATAGAAGTGAGCACCGTTTTCGCCGGAGTAGATACCTTGTCCTGCTAGCACGTTGATCCAACGATCTATGAAGATGTAGTTACTGCTGCCGTTGACCTGCATAACACGACCACTCATATCGTAGTCAGTGTAGAAACGCATACCTTCATAGCTAGGGTTTGCACCAAACTTAATACCAGTGTGGAATGCAATTCTCAAGTCTGGGAATGGGAAGCCCCATCCGCCGCCTTCTTGGAAGATAGAGTAAGCACGAGTTCCGTTACCGCTATCGCCGCCTTCGCCTTTAAAGCTCAACCAACGAACTGTAGTACCTTCTGTGTTAGTTGTGTTTAAGTTTGTGGTGCTAGCAGGATCACAATAGTAACCAGTGTTGCTTCTATCATAGAAAATGTATCCACGGGCATCATCCAGATAGGTGATACGATACAATTCCATATTGGCATTACCGGCTTCCATACGCAACTGCCAGTTACCTGAACTGTTTAGCAATCCAAATTCGTTGCCAGTAGTACCATATAAGTAACCCATAATGGTACCAGCATATCCGTTACGTAATCGAATACCGCCAGTACCTTGTTGCCCCGCGTTCCAGTAGTTGCCGGCGTCGGCATACCAGTGGTTGGCGTTGGCCTGGTTGTACAACCCCTGACCGTTATTATTATTACGGAACCAGCCGTTGGCGTAAATGTCACCAAATGTCGGGCTAGATCCGCTTGTAACGAATCCCGGACCGTTACTTAACTGACTCAAGTTAGTTAGATTACCTGAGTCCCAGATTGCTCTCCAAACATACCAGCTGTTATCCCAACCTGTTCTATAACGTAATCCGTCGCCGTTAGACGCAGTATGTGAGCGATACAGTTGATAGTTGTGGTTATCGCCACGCATAAATTCTACAGTACCGTAACTGTAGTTTCCGGGTCCGTTAGTCCATGTAGTACCGTTGTTAATTTGGTAATAGCCCATCTCAGATGTAGCATCACCCCAAGTATTCCAATCTGTTGCACTACTAATAGTTCCGTAGTAGCGCATGTATCCAGAGGATATACTGCCCGTGGTAATAAATCCAGGGCCGTTAGTCAATTGACTTAGGTTAGTTAAGTTACCTGTATCCCAAACTGTATACTGAGTTCCGGCACCGTAAGTTGAGCGGTTAACATATATAGTTCCAGAATCCCATCTCCACTGCCAACCATAACTGTTATTATGAAAACCAGTTACGTTGGAACTGGCGCCTACCATTAAACTGATGGCACCGTTGTCACCGTTATAGAATTCTAACCCTTGCCAGCCGTTTCTACGGCCATAAATTCTCCAAGAACCGTAACTTCCATCATTAGGGTAGAAGTAGGCATTATTATGACTTGGAGCATACATGCCGTGATGCCCAGTGACTTGCAGCCAAGTATCTAACTGATAATAGCTGTTACCAAACTTACCCAAGAAGCCAGGACCGTTAGTTAACTGACTTAGGTTAGTTAGACTATA